TCACACATTCGGACGGTCACACATCAATTAGTAAGACGCCAAAAGTAACAGGCAAAGGACAACAATACTTTGTTAATAAGTTTTTAGGAGAAAAACAAACATCTTAATAGGAGGAACGAACAATGCAAGCTCAAAACAAAAAAGTCATCTATTACTACTATGACGAAGAAGGTAATAGACGACCCGTTAATATTCAATACAACGATGGCTACGACTTAATGATAGACCCGCGTTTTATTGAAATGACGCTTGAAAGACATCCGCATTTAAAAAATAACTTTTATGGATTAATAGATGGAAAAGAATTTAAGTTAGATTAAATTTTTGGAAATGCAAAGGAGGCATAACAAATGTTACAAAAATTTAGAATCGCGAAAGAAAAAAATAAATTAAAACTCAAATTACTAAAGCATGCTAGTTACTGTTTAGAAAGAAGTAACAACCCTGAATTGTTGCGAGCAGTTGCAGAGTTGTTAAAGAAGGTTAACTAAATTAGGCCTTATTATTACTTTTTAGAATGTGAACAATAGGTCGATAAAAAACTTAATAAACAAACTATAGCAACTATCAATGAATTTTGAATATGTAAATCGTTCTCGTTTATATAGTTTGTTACAAAGATTTGAATGTCAGCACCTGCTGCAATGCCATTAGACCATCTTATTAACTTTTTGAAAGGATGTGGAAAATCATTTTCGATACGTTTGACAAATTCATCGTGTCTCTTGTAGGTACTTTGCTCATTTATTGGATAGGTCGAATTGATGGCTTCAGCCAAAGTCGAGATAGCAGTTGGATTGATATAAAAATCTCTAATGGTCTGTTGTGCTTGAAGTACAATCTCATCATCAAACCTATAGAGTTCCTTAAAAGATTTTATCGTTTCTTCAGAAAATAAATTTCTTTGAAATGTTAGAGATGAAAAAGAATTACGCAAATTAAAATTCATTTCAATTAAGTTGTTTAGATGAAAGTCTACTTTGAAGTCAGAAAATAAATTTATGTTGTTTCTATTAATTATATCTAATTGGTACTTAGGTTTTAAAGATTGTTTAATTGCCATACTTTTAGAAATTTCAACATTACTAATTACGTTATTAATAGAAAAACGAACATTTTTTAAAGGATCAATATACACCAATATCACCTCCTTTCACTAGGAGATAACAACATTATACACGAAAGGAAAGATAGAAATGCCACATATTTTAAACGTAACAGTTCCAATACCTGAAACACATGTACTTATCACAAAAGATGAATATGATGAGCTAATTGGTTATTCATTAGACCCTGTATGGAACATGAGTGACTTAAAGAAGAAATTAAAAATTGCATCTGATGAGACTATCAAGGACAGATTACTATTTCATCCTAGATTTGAAAAAGAACTAAGAGCGCAAGGAATTGTGCATTACCCTGATGAGAATTTTAATCGCTGGAGATTTAACGCAAGAAAGATGAATAAATTCGTCGATGAGCATTTCAATGAAATATATAAGGAGAGAATAAAATGAGCAACATTTATAAAAGCTACCTAGTAGCAGTACTGTGCTTTACAGTCTTAGCAATTGTACTTATGCCGTTTCTATACTTCACTACTGCATGGTCGATTGCGGGATTCGCAAGTATCGCAACATTCATATTTTATAAGGAATACTTTTATGAAGAATAAAAAAACTGTTACTCACGGCAATGAGTAACAGTCTAAACAATTAGAAAATTAATGCATATTCAATATAAAACGAAATAAAGGAAGTGTCAACAATGTACTACAAAATTGGCGATGTATGTCAAAAAGTAATTAATGTAGACGGATTCGATTTTAAATTAGCAGTTAAGAAACAAGATTACAGCATTCTAGTGAATGTCTTAGATTTAGAAGATAGATTTATCGACGGTATAAATATAACAGATGAGAATGATCTATACACAGCATTAGACATATTAAATCAATCTATTTATGAATGGATTGAAGAGAACACAGATGAACAGGACAGACTAATTAACTTAGTCATGAAATGGTAGGAGGTCGCTATGAAGCAGACTGTAACTTATATCATTCGTCATAGGGATATGCCAATTTATATAACTAACAAACCAACTGATAACAATTCAGATATTAGTTACTCCACAAATAAAAATAGAGCTAGGGAGTTTAACGGTATGGAAGAAGCGAGTATCAATATGGATTATCACAAAGCAATCAAGAAAACAGTGACAGAAACAATTGAGTACGAGGAGGTAGAACATGACTGAACAAACTAATCAAGATGTCGATATTTTAACGCAACTAGGTGTAAAAGACATCAGCAAACAAAATGCAAACAAGTTTTATAAATTTGCGATATACGGCAAGTTCGGTACTGGTAAAACTACGTTTTTAACAAAAGATAACAATGCCTTAGTACTAGATATAAATGAGGACGGAACAACGGTAACAGAAGATGGGGCAGTTGTGCAGATTAAGAATTATAAGCATTTTAGTGCAGTGATTAAAATGCTGCCTAAAATTATTGAACAACTAAGAGAAAACGGAAAACAAATTGATGTTGTAGTGATTGAAACAATCCAAAAGTTACGTGATATCACTATGGACGACATCATGGACGGTAAATCAAAGAAACCGACATTTAATGATTGGGGCGAGTGTGCTACACGCATTGTAAGTATTTATCGTTATATTTCTAAATTACAAGAACATTATCAATTTCATCTTGCTATAAGCGGACACGAGGGCATTAACAAAGACAAAGATGATGAGGGAAGTACTATCAATCCAACAATCACGATAGAGGCACAAGACCAAATAAAAAAAGCAGTCATCAGTCAATCTGACGTGTTAGCAAGAATGACAATAGAAGAACATGAGCAAGACGGCGAAAAAACTTATCAATATGTACTTAACGCTGAACCATCAAATTTATTCGAGACAAAGATAAGACACTCAAGCAACATCAAAATTAACAACAAACGTTTCATTAATCCAAGTATTAACGATGTTGTACAAGCAATTAGAAATGGTAATTAAAAATTAATTAAAAGGACGGTATAAAAATTATGAAAATCACTGGTAGAACACAATACATTCAAGAAACTAATCAAGAGGCATTCATGAAAGGTGGGGACTTTTTAGGAGCTGGAGAATTTACAGTAAAAGTTGCAAATGTCGAGTTTAACGACAGAGAAAACAGATACTTCACGATTGTTTTTGAAAACAACGAAGGTAAACAATACAAACACAACCAATTCGTCCCACCATTCCAACAAGATTATCAAGAAAAACAATATATCGAGTTACTTAGTAGATTAGGAATTAAATTGAACTTACCAGATTTAACTTTTGACACAGATCAATTAATTAACAAAATCGGAACTATTGTACTTAAAAATAAATTTAACGAGGAACAAGGCAAGTATTTTGTAAGACTCTCATATGTAAAAGTTTGGAATAAAGACGATGAAGTAGTTAATAAACCAGAACCTAAAACTGATGAGATGAAACAAAAAGAACAACAAGCAAATGGGAAGCAGACGCCAATGAGTCAGCAATCAAACCCATTCGCTAACGCTAATGGACCAATAGAAATCAATGATGATGATTTACCGTTCTAGGACGTGGTTTAAATGCAATACATTACAAGATACCAGAAAGACAATGACGGTACTTATTCCGTCGTTGCTACTGGTGTTGAACTTGAACAAAGTCACATTGACTTACTAGAAAACGGATATCCACTAAAAGCAGAAGTAGAGGTTCCGGATAATAAAAAACTATCTATAGAACAACGCAAAAAAATATTCGCAATGTGTAGAGATATAGAACTTCACTGGGGAGAACCGGTGGAATCAACTAGAAAATTATTACAAACAGAATTGGAAATTATGAAAGGTTATGAAGAAATCAGTCTGCGCGACTGTTCTATGAAAGTTGCAAGGGAGTTAATAGAACTGATTATAGCGTTTATGTTTCATCATCAAATACCTATGAGCATAGAAACAAGCAAGTTGTTAAGTGAAGATAAAGCACTATTGTATTGGGATACAATCAACCGCAACTGTGTAATTTGTGGAAAGCCTCACGCAGACCTAGCGCATTATGAAGCAGTCGGTAGAGGCATGAACAGAAATAAGATGAATCACTATGACAAACATGTATTAGCGTTATGTCGCGAACATCATAACGAGCAACATGCGATTGGCGTTAAGTCGTTTAATGATAAATACCACTTGCATGACTCGTGGATAAAAGTTGATGAGAGGCTCAATAAAATGCTGAAAGGAGAGAAAAAGGAATGAATAGACTAAGAATAATAAAAATAGCACTCCTAATCGTCATCTTGGCGGAAGAGATTAGAAGCGCTAAAAAAATTAAAAAATTTACCCCTGAGGATTCTAAAGGTTTTCCTGATATAACAAAAGATTCAATAAAAGAACCTAAATAAAAATATTATGGTTGATAAAATCCCATTGTTCTTTTGTTAACCACCCTTGTTTGTTATTGACTATTTCTGTAACAAACAGCTTATCTCCAGAATCGAGATAAGGTTTCAACTTTTCTATCATTTCTGAAGTTGATAAAGAAGAACGGAATAAAAATGAAGATTTCCAATAATTGCAATGACCATTAGAAATTTCCTTTTTTATAACATTTCTCAATTCCTCATATTTTTGTCCGGGTGAGTTTAAATCATATGTTAACATATAAGGTTTTTCCATATTTTATTCACCCCCAATCTAACGCAGTAGCGATAACAAAATTATACCAGAAAGGAGAATCAATATGACTGATCAACCAAGTTACTACTCAATAATAACAGCAAATGTCAGATACGATAACCGACTTACTGACGGTGAAAAACTACTTTTTGCAGAAATAACGTCTTTAAGTAACAAGTACGGATACTGCACAGCAAGTAATGGTTACTTTGCAACTTTATACAACGTTGTTAAAGAAACTATATCTCGTAGAATTTCAAACCTTACCAAGTTTGGTTATTTAAAAATTGAAATTATCAAAGAAGGTAATGAAGTTAAACAAAGGAAGATGTACCCCTTGACGCAATCGTCAATACCTATTGACGCAAAAATCAATACCCCTATTGATAATTCTGTCAATACCCCTATTGACGCAAATGTCAAAGAGAATAATACAAGTATTAATATTACAAGATTAAATAATACAAGTATTAATAATAATAGCGCAACTGACGTTACGCATGAGCAATTTGAGGAATGGTGGAAACTTTACGACAAGAAGAAAGATAAGAAGATGTCTTTTACTAAATTCAAATCATGCTTAAAGAAACATTCTTTTGAGCAAATCATGCAAGGTACTCGAGAATATTTAAAAACTATTACAGACAAACAATATCAAAAGTACCCTAAAACGTTCTTAACTAACGAAAGCTATATGAATGATTATAGCGAAGAGATTAAAGCAGAAGTAAATAACCAATATGTCGATGCGTTCCAGCGTGCATCGCAATCAAGTATAGAAAATTTACCGTTTTAAAGGAGTGAGAAAGTGGAGTCATTCCAGAACTTAGCAAAGAAACCAACTTTAAAAAAACAAATCATTGAACAAGCGTTTGATTTGAAATGTGAGAACTGTGGACGAAAGTATGACTATTACAAATTTGATGACGGTTCAGAATTCAAACATGGTTGTGACTGCGAAATGATAGAGTACGCCAAACAATCAACTGAAAACTATCACAAGAGAAATAGACGAAGAAAAGCAGAACGCATATTCAAACAATCGATAATGAACGAAGATCTAACGAAAGCAACGTTTGATAATTACAATCCGACTAATGAACAACTAGTCTATGCAAAAAACTTATGCGAACGTTACGCAAACAATTTCACGTTAGACAATAAACAATCGCTACTAATTCAAGGCTCATTTGGTACAGGTAAATCACACTTATCAATGAGTATTGTTAAATCAGTTAAAGCTAAAGGCTACACAGTGCTATATATGAACGTACCTCAATTGATATCAACAATTAAAAACACTTATAACAACCAAACTGCTATGACTGAACAGGAATTGGCTCAAATTATAAGTGATGTCGATTTAATGGTATTCGATGACTACGGTATCAACATGAACGAATTCGCTACTAGTAAGATGTTTGAGCTTATCGAAAGTAGAATAGGCAAACACAATATCTTTACTACCAACTTAGACGAGAAAGAAATGACAAAAAACAAAGACTTACAACGTATATTCAGCAGAATCATGAGCAACACAACGCTTATCAAGATGGACGGTCAAGATTACAGGACTAGAGGTTTAAAACTATGATTACCAAAGAATTTTTAAAAACTAAACTTGAGTGTTCAGATGTGTACGCTCAGAAACTCATAGACGAGGCACAGGGAGACGAAAACAAGTTATATGACCTATTTATCCAAAAACTTGCAGAACGTCACACACGCCCCGCTGTCGTCGAATATTAAGGAGTGTTAAAAATGCCGAAAGAAAAATATTACTTATACCGAGAAGATGGCACGGAAGATATTAAGGTCATCAAGTATAAAGACAACGTAAATGAAGTTTATTCGCTCACAGGAGCCCATTTCAGCGACGAAAAGAAAATCATGACTGAAAGTGACCTAAAACGATTCAAAAGTGCTCACGGGCTTTTATATGAGCAAGAGCTAGGATTACAAGCAACGATATTTGATATTTAGAGGTGGCACAATGAGTAAATACAACGCTAAGAAAGTTGAGTACAAAGGAATTGTATTTGATAGCAAAGTAGAGTGCGAATATTACCAATATTTAGAAAGTAATATGAATGGCACTAACTATGATCGTATCGAAATACAACCGAAATTTGAATTACAACCTAAATTCGGGAAACAAAGACCGATTACGTATATAGCCGATTTCTCTTTGTGGAAGGAAGGGAAACTGGTTGAAGTTGTAGACGTTAAAGGTAAGGCGACCGAAGTTGCCAACATCAAAGCGAAGATATTCAGATATCAGTATAGAGATGTGAATTTAACGTGGATATGTAAAGCGCCTAAATACACAGGTCAAGAATGGATGGTATATGAGGACTTAGTGAAAGTCAGACGTAAAAGAAAAAGAGAAATGAAGTGATTTAATGCAACAACAAGCATATATAAATGCAACGATTGATATAAGAATACCTACCGAAGTTGAATATCAGCATTTTGATGATGTGGATGATGAAAAAGATGCACTGGCAGATTACTTATATAACAATCCTGGCGAAATACTAGAGTATGACAATTTAAAAATTAGAAATGTAAATGTAGAGGTGGAATAAATGGCGGGCATAAAAACGAAAGTGAGAATAGACGGTAAATTGATGACGCTTATTGATGTATCGGATAAATACGACATCAAAGTATCGACATTGATTACTAGGTACGACAGAGGGGCGAGGGGGAAAGATTTAATACAAAATGTAGTAAAGCCTAAGAAAGTAAAGGTTGACGGCAAAATGATGACTGTTAGCGAAATAGTTAAAAAGTACAACCTAAGCAAAGGACTAATTAATTACAGGGTAGCAAAAGGGCTAACGGGCGATGCGCTTATTGCGCCACCACAAGAAAAACCCCCTTCTAAATACACTGAATATGAAAATGAGCAGATGAAAAAGAAAGGACTCACGCCCGAAATAGTTAGAAACAGAGTTGCGAAGGGTTGGGAGATGTCGGAAGCAATTGATGCACCTTTCGGCATGAAGCTAAACGACTATAGAGAAATACAAATAACAAAAACTTTGGAGCGAGAGCGTGAAATGGCTAGGCAACGACGTAAAGAAGCTGAGCTAAGAAGAAAGAAGCCACATTTGTTTAATGTACCTCAAAAACATTCA